CGTTAATCGTAACTGACGTTGCAGCGGCTGCCGCAGCGGTAGTTACAAAAGAACCTGTTTGAATGATTTGCCCATTTGCTGCAACGTAGGCTACATCTGTTCCAACAGGGATTGCAATAGGCAAGCCAGAACCAGTTAAGGTAATAGTTGTAGAAGATGAAGAGCCAGTTGCGCTCGTAGTAATAGCACTGTCAGTAACAACATCAATCAAACGCAAAGGTAAGGTTGTTGTTACAGGAGTTGCTGAAGGAGCTAAAACTGCGTTAGCAGAGTTACCAGTAGATGTGCTACCCGTATTGTTAATGGCTGACAGGTTAGTGCCAATCATAGCAATTGCAGCGGAAGCAACAGCAGTAGTAGCGGAACATACAACAGCCTTAAACACAGCATCAGGGTCGTCCAATACATAGGCTTCACAGTCACCTGCGAGGGTGCTTGCGGGCCAGTATTGGTTGAATTGCTTTTGCTTAGTTAAAGGGTTAGTGAAAGTACACCCCAAGAAAATACCAACCGTTTGGTTTAAACCAGTGCCAGTAGAAACTGAGGCACGAGTTACAGAACCACGCGATAGTACGACGAAATCACCGTAGAAGATGTCGGTCGCATAACCGTACTGGATTGGGTACATACGAGTAGAACCCGCAAATACTTGACCACCAATTAGGTTTTGCGGCAACAGCCCGTACGGAGCTGATACAGCGGGATAAGCCATTTAAGACTCCTTTAAAAATTAAGAACCTTTACCAAAGCTTGTCGAAGATTTACTCTCTTTAAAGATAGGCATCCTCGCGTCGCTTTGACGCATTAAGCTACTATCAACTGCTTCTGTCTGTGATTTAGTCAATTTATCAAAGTGGGTGTTACGTTGATCCATAAACTCTGTCGGACATTTGCATAATAGCAACCCGCCAATCTCAATTTGACCGCTAAAGCGGCTATTGGGATCAACTAGCAGTTTAAATTTCGGTTGTTCTTCTGAAGAAACGGGCTCCCAACCTTCACGGTATTTACCCGTAATGTTGCGCTGATCGTAATCATTCAAAGTAGAAACACGAACCCATCTGTACGCATAGCCCGGTTCCTTATCAGGTTCCGGCAGTAGATCTGCTTGTTGCCACTGCTTAGGGCGCTCTTGCACTGCTCTACTAGTCATCTCGCGTTGTAATCTGTTTTCTGTAGCCATTTAAGCCTCCAATTTTGTCGCTTCACGAGCATATTGCTCGTTGGTTAGCCCGAGTTTTTTAGCCAAGGCAGCTTGCGTTTTTGATAGCACTACTTGTTTGGAAGAAGTACTACGCTTCGCAGATGCGACCACCGTGCTTGGTTTTGTACGCTGAGGTTTTTCCTCATCGTTTTTAGGTGTTGATGCAAATTCTTCTGGGAATCTACGTACAACTTCTTTGTCGATACTTTTGAAATATTCATCAGTACCAATATATGCCTTACCGTACCTTACCGCTAACTCTTCATGGACACCTTCAGCTAGCTTGCGCATTGCTAATTTACTAGGATCAACAAACCAAGGGTTTCTGGACACCCAGCTTGCGACCTTTGGGTCCATTTGCTGCGTTTGCGGCGGTTGTGAGGTAGTTTGTACCTCATTTTCTTGTATTTGTACAGCAGGTTTGTAATTTTTTGCTTTATCAAGCTTCATTTCAGCCCGCATAAGCTCTTTTTGAGCTTCTAAAAGCTTATCGGAGTCCCCAGAGTCATACGCTTCTTTATAGTTGCGTTCTGCTTTATCTATTTCTAGCTCAGCGGATGTCTGATAATTAGAAATTAATTCTTTTTCACCACTATGCAACATAGATTTAAGTCTTCGGTTCTCATCTAAGATCCGTTGAGTGGCTTCTAAAGCCTCTTGTTGTTCACGTAGTACAGCCTCTTTTGCCCTACGTTCATCATGCCAAGCCTTCTTGTACTGAGTAAACTTAGTCTTTACGTTTTTAGAATATTCTTCAGACTCATCAGCTTTTTCAAGTTCTTGTGTAATCTCTTCGGGAAGAGGTTCAGCAAACCTGTCTTCTTGAGGGGTGTCGTCAACAATTTTAATTTCTATGTCTTCATCACCTTCTACCGTAATTTCCAGTTTTTCTTCAGACTTATTTTCATCTGGAAACTTAAAGTCATCATCAAATTTAGGCATGTGCGTTCCTTATTTACGTTTAATACCGCGTGGATCTTCTACAACACCTTCGACGTTGTCGTCGTAAATAATGCGAAATTCGCGGTCGTGGATCAGTAGGCGTGTACCAGCATTTGGGCGAACCAAAATAAAGTCACCTTTTTTGCACCAAGCTCCGTTAGGAAACTTAGCTTTGTCTATGTAGCAGTCTGGACCCATATCCACAACGAATAAAACTGTTGTTAACAATTCTTCGATGCGTCTAGTCTCATCAGCTTTTATCAAACCAATTTCGCTACTTTCAAACTCCGCGTCTGCTTCTGGAATAGCGCAAAGAATGCGATAACCAGTAGGTTTAGGGAGTTGCTTGGCTTTCTCTTCTATACTCTTGTGCAGCACCTGCGTCAGGTCTACTGCTTTTAAAATATCAATGTTAGTCGTCATGGGACTCCATGTTTTTTGTCAGGTCTGAGAGAAATCTCCGAGCAGTGAGTAGACCTGTAATAACCCCACACATATAGCGATACTCTTCAAAGGTCTTAGCGCTGCTAGCACCAAGATCTTCTTCAAGTCGTTTTATGTCCTCGTCAATCTGTGTAGCGACGCGTTCCGCTACTTTAAGTACTTCGTACATTAGTCACCTTTCTTTGTAGGCTTCTGGGCCTGTGCCTGTGCTTGCCGAGCTTCTCCATGTATTTTGGCGGCAAGTTTTGCTCCTTCAGTTTCTTGCTGTGCTTCAATACGATCGCGTTCAACTTGTAGTTGAGCTGCCTTGAGAGCCGCATCAGCTTGGTCTTTAGTAGTCTTACGCTGTAAGTCTTGTCCTTTGATTTGAAGCTCTTGTTGTTGTAACTGAATGAGCGGATCTTGAGCCTGTTGTTGAGCTTTTTGTTGTTGGGCTTCTTGTTGATGTTGTTGTAATAACTGTTGAGAAGCTTGCGCTGCCATTTGAGATATGCGAACTTCCATATCAGGAGCCATTTCAACTTCATCTTGCTCTTCGTTATACGGAGGAAGAGTTTGACCCATCGCTTGCTCAACTTGTTTGCGATACTCCATACCTAAATGCTCGTGTATATGAGCCATCATTGTTGCTTGTAGTGTCTGAGCCATTTGTGGATTCATACCAACAATTGCTTGCACTTTTGGATCTTGCATAGCAGACATGTGTACTGCGATATGGGCTTGATGATCTTGATACAGAAACGCTTTAGCAGGTTTACTACGTAAAATGTTCATGTTCTCTGTGACTGGGTCACGAGGTTTCATGTCTTCTGCAACTGGCACAAGTTTCTGGTAGTTCTTAATACCAATCACTTCCAACATCTGACGATGTAATTGGGGAAGGTCATACAACTGTGGTGCGGTACTCGCTAGCTGTAGAGCTGCCTGATACTGAACAACCTTCTGAGCCATAGTAGCTGCGTTAGGGTCAGATACAGGGATCACGTTAACTGCTGCGTAGTCAGACTTCTTAGCTGTACGTGAACCTTCTATTGGCTCGTAGTCATAGTCTTCTGGAGCGTTGTCTGCAATGATTTCTTTTAGCAACGCAAACTCTTGACGCATCGCGTAATGCACGCGCGCCTGAATAGCACTCATCGATTTCAATGTACGTTCAAGGATTGCTAGAGTAGTACCAACTGGAGAGTTAGCAGACATGTCTGATGCTTGCAAGTCAGCAGTGCCAGCAAAACGACGACCATCATCTATGATTTGATTTAACAACGCCAACAGAACCTGTGATGGTTCCTTGTATGGCAAGGTCATGATGTTGTCTTTGATAGTTCCACTTGGGACATCCATGTCCCTGAACTCTCCCGGTGCTATTGGTGTATCGTCACCTTTAGATCTAAGCCCGCGAGTTTTAAAGCCACCCGGCAGATTAGAAAGGGTACCAGCATCAACAAGCTGGCGAAGAATAGAAGTACCAGACTTGGCAAAAGCACCAATAAGATGAATGAGACCGAAAGCATAAAATCCAAAACCCGGTATGTAGGGGTAATGAACGAAGTGCGCACGTTTCTGGTATGTCTCATCATCGGGTTTCCAGTTTCTACGAATAGCTAAAATTTCTCCAGATGACTTCTCCATCGTCACTACATAAGGTAGTGCAATGCCTGTCTGCTCACCTTTTTCTGTCTCATGCTCAAAGCCTTCAAGATCAAGCTCTACGTGCATTTCCAACAGTTTGAAGCGGTCGTCTTGGGTAGCTCTAAAACCTAACTTCTCAGCAATCTTCTTCTCTACTTCATCCATTGTCCCTGTGGGGTCACCGAGATCAACTTCACGATAAAAACCTTCATACTGCAACTTCCTAACTTCATTAGGAGTCTTGCGCATCACATGAGTAACACGCTCCGCTGCTTCTAAACTAGATGCGCCATAAGGTACAACTACATCTTCCGCAGGACAGAACATCGAGACTTGCCGTTGCAAGCTAGAGTCTTCATAAACTTTCTTAAACGCGTTACCTGAAAGACCCAAGCCCCACAACATACGTTCATGCTCGGGACGGTACTCTTTCATAACTTCAGTCAACTGATAGTTCATGTCATTCTGAACTCGTTCAGCCGACGCTTTTGTCTCAGGCGTTTCTTTACCAATTACCTGTGTCTTGACCGGGCCTGCGGCTGGGAAGGTTGACATCATTGTTTCAGCTTGGAACTTCACAAGTGACTCTGCAAGTATGGGGTGATAGACACCACACGCACCGGGCCAAGGCTCCATGCGTTCTTCTATCTTCATACCCAACAACTCAAGTCCATCAACATAAGTCTGTATCCAGTCTTTGCGACTAGCGATATCAGTCTCAAAGTCTCCTACTAAGTCCCCCGCCAATCTCACAAGAATCGACTCGTCCATCTCTTCTGCGAGGTTGCGACCAAAGTCATCTTCCTCATCAGACTTCTCCATATCAATCTCAAAACCCGGCCCTTTGATATTCACAGCCTCCGGATCCTCAATCAAAATCTCGATTGGTTCTTCTTCTGCAGCGATCTGGTCGATACCTTGAGGAGCCTGATATAAAGCCTTGTCTATTGCCATGGTGTATCCTTAGTAGTAAGCCGCTTTTTTGCGGTACATATTTAGCATGTTAGGTTCGTCTGGCTCATCAGTGTCTAGTCGGATAAACCCACCCTGCCTGAATCTTAACAGTGCAAGCGTTGTGGAGTCCACTAAGTCGTCGTTAGCGCCAGAGGGAAAGTCGTTACATTCTTCGATCACTTCTTTCGCCCAACGCCTATCCGGAGCGTACACAACTCCCCCTTGGAATAGTGCCGATACAGCGTTCACACGCGCTATCTTGTCTTGACCTTTTCCGGGGGTGAACTCACCAACAGGTATGCCCATCCTGCGAAACTCTTGATATAGCACAGATCCGTTGGACTTCTTCTCAACCATGAACGCATCTGGTTGCCATTCTTTGTACTGTTCTATGACCATAGCCTTCAGATCAGGGTATTCCATACGTTTCTTAACAGCATTTAACAAAATGATGGCGTAATTATTAGTGTCTTCGTTAAAAAACACTCCCCACGTCGTCAAAGCGTTATAGTCAGCCCTATTATTAGCTTCTTGTGCAGCATCAAGCGACATAATGGTGAACTCGCATTGAGGAGGGTCTTCTTTTTCCCAAATTTTCCACCATTCCCTCTTAATTAGAGCGCCTTCCTCTGATACAGGGTTTTGCATGTACTGGGCATTCCAATACCGCACATCTAATCCAGCTTTTTTAGCTAGTAGTTCCTCTACAGGCCAAAACTCAGGCCAGAGAGCCTCTCCGTCATCTTTAATTGCTGGAAACTGGACCACTTCCCACGGATCTACGTCGTCATTTCGATCCATTTGAGTCACAATTTGACCCGTTAAGTCCAATTTGGACCATCTTGTCATCACTACAATAATCGCGCCTCCCGGCATAAGACGCTGTAGAGGACCAGACTGAAACCACTCCCAAGCAGGAAGAAAGACATCAGGGCGACCAGTTTTAGCATCTTGTTCTGAATGCGGATCATCGATAATAAAGAGGTCAGCCCCCCTACCAGCAAGAGCGCCGCCAACACCAATTGCAAAGTACTCACCATTAAAGTTAGTCCCCCACCGTGACGCCGACTTTGAGTCAGCCTGCAGTTCTATTTGCGGAAAAATGTCTCTATACGAGTCTGAACCAACGAGGTTACGTACACGGCGTCCAAAGTTAACAGCCAGATCCGCTGTGTGGGAAGCCATGATGATCTTTTTCTGAGGATACTTACCCAAGAACCATGCAGGAGCGAGATAGGATATAAGTTCTGACTTACCATGCCTCGGAGCGATATTAACAATGACTCGTTTTTTCTTACCGTTAGCAATATCTTCAAAAATTTGAGCCAACTTGAGATGGTGGGGACCGACTTTGTATCCCGCGTAGACATGTTTAACGAAATCAAGAAAGTTCTCCTTACCCAAATTCTGGGTTATTTTGGCATCGTAGGTCTTTAATAGCTCAAGAACACGCCTCTTCTGCTTGTCAGGCATTGTTGGGAGAGCTTCCCGCAACTTAAATAGTTGTTCAGGCGTCAGGCTGCTCATTTTTTACTATTTCTCGAGCTTCGACGTCAATTACTTTGTTTTCTAAATTACCAAGGGTTTCAAGAAGCTCAGCTTCTACCTCTTGGATAGAGAGAATCTTATGTGTTACCTCAGTGCGCTTCTTAAATGCGTCCACACCGTCAACTTCTCCTAGTTTTCCTAGGGCAGCAACGCGAACTTTTGGATCTTTGGCTGCTTCTATCTCTGCAACAAGCTTATTTACCACATACATCTTCAGATCGGACAGCTCCTCTACGATGGAGACGTTCATCTGAGCCACCATACCAGCCAACATAGCTAGTGTTTCATTAGGATACTTAGAGTAATCTGGGCGGTACTGGGGATTGTTAATCATTTCTCGCGCTAGAGCCTTGGCTTCATCCGCATTTGCTTGGGTAGGGGAGAGTTCCTGACCTGTCAGGTCGGACATGAGCTTAATGACGTTAGCTCGCATCTGCAGTTCTTGCTCTGCAGATAGATCCGGGAATGCATCCTTGGCATTCTCTGGTAGAGGAATGTTCTCCTCAATAAGCGGTACTAATGTCGTCATGTCGGGTGTGTCTCCGTTGCGCCGAATATACCACTTTTTGGAAATTTTTTGTAAAAATTTTTTTGACTTTAGCAAATAAAAAGAGACGGGGGGTACTTCAGATTGGCAATAAGTGCAGAGTTAGGGAATTAACAAATCTTCCGCAACCCGCATGGATATTGATGTGGAGCTTCGGCGTGGCGCTGGCAGTTCGTGAGTAAACTAGACTTATAGGGTTTCAAAACTTTTTAAAAAATATGTGATCGTTTGTGCAACCTTTGGGGTATGGGGGCTCGGGGGAGGCTCATTGAGGATTCGGGGGGCGGGGGTGAGCCCAATCCCCTACCAAACTTTACTTATAGCCCCATCTTCTATATACTAGAGTCATACACAGCAGATCGGTTGTGTATGTTTGTTCAACTCTTAGGGAGATCTACATGATCCGTCTAGGTTTGCGTAAGTGGGTTCGCAACCATGGTTTGTATACCGCCTCGGTATGCGTGTCTGACTGCACGACAGTGCATAAGACGTGGACTAAGTCCAAGGCGCTGTCTTGGATGTGGCTTCACAGTCGCAAGGATGCTGTTGCAAGACAGCAGTTCAGCAAGGTGACCAACCTCTTTGGTCAGCGCATCGCAGTACGCTATTACTGCTAACACTCGAGGGGCGAAAGCCCCTCTCTTTGGGAGATTGATATGTACACAGTACAGATTCAGTGGGGCAGTCACGCAGTCACCCACACTGCATGGACTCTTAGCGAGGCTAAGACTTTGTTGTATATGTATCCAAAGGATACATCCGAAGGGTTCTTCGGGAAGGTGACCGACCTGTTCGGTAGACGTGTGGCAGTTCGCCACTGGTAATAACCGAGGGGCGCAAGCCCCTCACTTAAGGAGATTGATATGGAAGTTCGTATTGTTAAGGCGTTTATCCACGCCATGGTTTGGATGTTGGTTGGTATGGTAGTAATGGCTCGCCTCTACTGCTATAACCTTGGTATCACATCGGGACCGATGTTCGTTGACTGGATGACCTTATGGGTTACAGGCGGTGCATTGGTTATGTTTGAGTTGTTGTTGTTCTTTGATCCATCCTTTAAAGATGACAACAGGTCAACGTAACATCTGGCGTGCCCATGTGTGGCACGCGACGAGAGAGGCGTTGTATCAGCGACGCCCTTTCTCTGAACTACCTAGTCGCTACGAGTTCTTTCGTAAGGCTAAGGAACAAGTGCAACGTGCTACGTTCTGCGCCAAGGTAGATGGCGAGGACTACAGCAGAGTGCGCTGAACTAAGGGAGACTTCGGTCTCCCTTTTCTTTTGCCTATTGATTGCGCACCACTAAGCATACCCATGCGAGTGATACCAGTTCTTTTCGTCGGGCGCAAAAAAGGCGCGCGAGATTTTTACTAAATTTTATTTTTAAGAGGATTTTATGGATTTCCCAGTTCGCGGTCATGCTGGTCTGGCGAGAATTAAGCCCCGCCTGTGATGTCCTGTATTCGTTGGGTTTTGTATAAAGACACGCGCGCGTAAGCGCGAGACATAAAAAAAGCCCCACAGGGCGAACCATGTGGGGCGGGTGACTATGGAATTAAGCGTTCCATTTCACCATAAAGGCTACTTTTGCCTCGTTGAATTTCTTACTATTTGCGGTGCTATCCCCGCGAGCCCCCGCGCTTTTAACGCGATCAGGTGCTGTAGTCTTGAACCATTCCTCTACGAATTCTGAGAAATTCTTATTGGCGGTTCTATTTCTTTCCTTACCCTCGTTGAGAATCATATTGGCACGACGCTTTAAGTCTGCCAAACGATTACTACAATAAGTAGCACACTTCTCACGAACCAGTTTGACTAGTGCATGTAGAGCGGGGCGGTTTTGAGCTAATTTGCCAAATTCCTGTGAAGTGTAGGAATAAGCATATGCCACGCCTATTTCTATTTTCTCTACATTTGGTGCCATCATGTGTTCCTCTGTGGCACGAACATAATGACCATCGATAACCGCGTAAGCCTTTTTAGGGTTTAGTTGGTCAAACCGCATGCGATAACCCTCATACAGTTCGTCTTTTGCCTCCACAGGGATTTCTTTTGGGAAATCCTTAATGTGTTGGATAGCGTATTTGGCGAACGATTCAAGAGTTGAATCCGCCCCCGCCTGTTGAAACGCACCATCTTTTAATGATGCAAATGAGGCGTCACGAATTGCGTCCGCCACAGGGGTGTTACTAGTTTGAGCCCTAGTAGGCTTTTTAGGCGTATTTGCCATAGTGTTCAATCTCCATGAAATGAACGATTAAGGAATGTGTCATGTAAGAGAATTCCTACTGACAAGACCAGTATATGCCAAATCGCCCTATATGTATAGTTTCACGGGGGAATGGGTGCGTATATAGCGTCCCACATGGATTCTCGCCCACAGAAAATAAACCGCGAAAATTGAGACCAGTTACTTTCGTCGCGCGTGAGACATGAGCGTGCGTGGGTCACAAGATCTTTAAATAGTGTCCCACTCCCCCATGGAACTTTACTTAAGCCCCTACATCTGCTACAATGATCCTATCAGATAGAAGATCATCTACTGATATTTATCAACTTTTCAAAGGGTCAACATGACTTATTCATCACTGAAAGATCTAGGTTATCAACACGCATCAACATCCGATACATTGGAAGGGCAAGCACAATATGCAATCGATAAGATCGCAGGGTTTCCCGAAGATGTTCCCGCTGAAGCAAGGGCTGAACTATACGAAGGGTATCGTATGCGTTGCAATGACAACAATCCACCGATCACCTATGCCGTCATTGACGGACACTATGTTCTAGCGACTGAAGAACATAAGAAAAGCAAGAAGGTTGAAAAGATCGAAGTGGGTGTCACTTATGCTTTCTCCTACACAAGTCAGGAATATGGTAAGTTAGCAAGCACTAACCCTGCATTGCATGGCTTAGTAAAAACATGGCGGGAAAGTGTCAGTGATTATTGTTCTAATCGATTGGGTGATCTGAAAAGCAAAGCCAAGAAGATTTTGAACAAAGGTCAGACATCATCTAGAACTACTTTAGACTTCAGTCAGTCAATGACTAATGTATTCACTGCCCAAGAAAAGTCTGTCAAGGTGAAACAAGCCAAGGGGGACACGACTGCTGACCCTGCAAAATTCAAATTAGCAGTTACTGCGTTTTGGACTACCTACAAATAAATTGTAGTCAAGCCCGACTGGATATCCAGTCGGGCTTTTTTTTGTGTCTCAAAATTGAGACCAGTTATATTTCGTCGCGCGCGAGGTGAGCGTGGTGTCAGTTCTGAGAACCTTAAATAACGTCCCACGCATACGTGGGATTGCTTTTTCCACTCTGTTCCAAAAAATCACTGGAACAAGCCAACTTAGTGGCAACAAGATTCGCCTTATGAATCAACGACTTACAGCATTTGTTCCAATGTTCCAGTGATTTTGGGCAGGGTAGGGGAAACTTGGCAACTTCTGTGAGCAAGACCTTTGCCCAGCCAGCGCAAAAAACATTTCCGAAAATAGACCCAACCAACCACTCACCCCCAAATTTACTGGAACATTGGAACATCTTTAATTAATTAAATATTTATATTTATATATTTATATAGAAAACAAAGCAAAACTAATACTTCTCCTTACGGAATTTCAAAATCCCAAGTTCTAAAAGTAAAGTTAAGAAATCGGAACATTTGGAACATTTGGAACAGACCATACTAGATAAAAAAGTAGTATAAAACCCTTGACATATATGTAAAGTTATGGTATACTGAGAGCAAGTCGAGAGGTGTCTTGCATACCTCTTTACTTAGTGTCCCACGCATGCGTGGGATTCATTATCAATCTATCAACTGGGAGATTCATATGCCAACAACACAAGACCAACTCAATACCATCCACGCGTCTATGCGTGAGATAGCGCAGATGTGGGTTAGCGAACTAATAACTGATAAGGAAATGGCGTATACCTTTGGTCAGTTCTATGCCGAACTCAAAGCCTTGGATGTTGCAGACCTGCTCGACCCCAATACTGGTTTGCGCTACCCATCACCAATTAAATCCGCTTAAGCCTTTTCCAACTTTATCATTAGGGAGATCATTATGGGACAGATGAAGCAACTTAGCATAGCAATCCACGAAGCCGTGGAGTCGGGTTTAATGCCGAACCCCTTTCTGCCTGAGTCAGTCTATGCGCTAGTCGAGGTGACGGCAACAGTCGAGAAAGTCATAGGCATCTATGCACACAAAGATCTGGCACTGTGGGATGCTTGGCTGTGTGAGCAAGACCCTGAGAAACTCGAGACACACTTCTTTGTGCGAGAGATGGAGTTTCACCGTGACACATACGAGCAAGCAACAAGGGACAACAGAGTATGACTAAAGAAAACCTTAACTCATTGACACGCCTGATCATCATGATGGCGAACCGACCCGAGGTCTTTGTGAAGGTGGCAAACAAACGAGACTTTGCCGAAGCGGTGATGCTCGTCTCACCCTTGATCAACGGCATGAGTCGTGACGAGATAAACAAACTTAGAAAGGAACTCAAGTGACAGATCTAATATTCAGAGCAGAGTGCCGTATGTGTGGCACAACCTACCCCAACCAACGATGGGCTCTCGGCTACAAGATGTGTATGCCATGCGGTGAGTCCGAGTCCAAGCGTGTGGTGCGCACAGTCGTGCCCATGCCCAAGTCCAACTACATCCTAGTAACAGATATGTCTTTGCTCAAGGGATTGAACTCATCACACAAGGGAGGAGTCAATGGGCTATAGATCATTGGTGGCATACACCATACGGTTCGTGGGCGACGACGATAAGAAGAGCGAGCAATCGTTCAATACATTCTTATGCGAAGCCAAGGCGAAGATCCCTGCGTTGTGGGCTGGTGAAGAGGGCTCGATCAACGAGTGGCTAACTATCGACATGACCAAGTTGCAGTTTAACTTTCATACGCCACACGACATCAAGTGGTATCCCGACTATGACGAGGTGAAGGCACACATGGCGTTGTGGGATTTGGCACGAGAGTTCAACGAGGACAACCCATGCATCGTGGGGCAATACATTGAGACAGGCGAGAACGAAGATGACATCACCAAGAAGGAGTTCGGTGATCTCGAAGAGGACTACGTCAGTCTCAGGAGACAGATCATCTGCGATTGGGTAGATGAAAAAGTTGAGTAAAACCCTTGACTCATATGTCAAGTTGTGTTATACTTATGGCTAGTGGGAGAGGGTCTTGAGGACACCACTAGATAGTGTCCCACGCATCAGTGGGATTTGTTTTAAACCAAACCAAAGGGAGAGTATCCATGAATATGGAACTAACGAAACCAAAGCATCTTATTAGTCTTGCGACATCGGGCATGCTAGTGCATGTGGATGTCAATGTGTGGTCTGCTACCAAGCAAGACCGTGGCATCAGCAATGAGGTTACTACGGCAAAGAAAGCCGATCAACACGCGGGCAAGTATGTGAAGAACTTACTAGCCGATCACCCCAAGCACAAGGCGATCGTGAACTATCGGCAAACAATCTATAACTGGGTCAAGCGCAGAACCTATCGTTGGAACAATGCGCAGGACTATCTGCCTAGCGTAGACATGCCCAAGTTCAAGCAAGAGTATCACGACCATGAAGCATCGTTTCATAAACTCTTAGGCGAGTTCCTGACTGAATACGACAGCATCGTGAGCGACATGGCGTTCAAGCAAGGCGACATGTTCGACCGCAATGACTATCCCGCCCAAGAAGAACTGGCATCTAAATTCGGTGTTCGACTTTTCGTGTCGGAAGTTCCCATGAGTGACTTTCGCTGTGCGATCAGTAACGACATCGCTGATGACTTGTTCACCACATACTCCAACCAAGCACAGGAAATAGTGTCCCATGTGATGGTGGAACAGCAAACAAGGTTCTTGGATGTTATGAAAAGCATTAGCCATTGTTGCGGTGTTGACGAGACAGGCGTTGTTGACGCTAACACTGGCGAGACCAAGACCAAGAAGAGAAAGATCTATGACACGACCATCTTGAAAGCGAAAGAGATGTGCGAGTCATTCAAAGAGTTCAATCTGACAGACAGCCCTGAGTTGGAGGAAGCAAGGGCATCGTTGGAGAGAGCATTGGAAGGCGTAGACGCAGAACTCATCCGTG